TGTCTTCCTCTGGGTTAGCAGGACCATAACCTACATTCTTAAATGCCCAATCACGGGCTTTTAGGTTGACCTTGATGTCATAAGTGGCGATAGGGCATTTCATATTTTTACCATTTAACTTTATTAGCCCAATATGCTGCGCTCATTTTGCCTTTGGCAATATTCTGAGCATGACGGGCTTTAAATGCTTCGTTTCTTTTAGATCCATCAGGACTACCAGAAACACCTTGTTGACCAAAGCGAATTAACTTCACTTCGTCACCAGACTTAGCCAACACTGCATGGCTTTTCTCAGGGTGGCTAGGAGTCCTCTTTGGTTTGTTGTAACCAGAGAATTCTTCTGATCCTCGTTTAATCATTTCTTTTTAGCAGTCTTAGCCGCTTGCTTAAAGTCTTTAGCAGTGGGTGCGCCTTTAGTTCCAGGCTTTCTCATCTTCTCTTTAGAGCCAGCCTTGATACGTTCTTGCTTGGCATTGATGTTTGCGTATAAACCTTGTTTCATATTACAACTCCGTAACGCTTAATGTTGAAGATGTTACGCCAGAATCTTTAATCACGGCAATCTTGTCACCAGAAGAAACCGCAAAGACTTCTACATGGTTGGTGGGCATCATAATGCTTGTTGTCACATTAGCTGTTGGGGCAGATCCAAAGGATATATGGCAATGGCCTAGTGAAACAGCAACTCGAACATGGGTTGTTGTGGCAGCAAATGCTGTACTGGCGGCAGTTGTATTGGCTACTGTTAAAACTTGAGTTGTTCCAGTTTTACAGACGTTGAGTAAATTACCATTACTGTCTCTAGTTAAAAAGGCCATGATTTTTCCTTTGATTAGTTAATTACTTTTTCTTCCGCTTGGATTCGGAAATTGCAATAGCGATTGCTTGTTTGGGGTTTTTAACGACAGGTCCACCCTTGCCAGAGTGCAACTTCTTGTCTTTGAATTCACCCATGACCTTGCCAATTTTCTTGGCGGCTGCATCCATTTTCATAGAAATCTCCAATATAGGTTGCGTAATACTACCATACTGTGGTAATAAAAAAAAGAGCTACTTGCTTAAGGTAGCTCTAAAATGGCAACGGCAATCAGACCAATCCTCGGATCAGCCTTTTAATCGGCTTTCCCCAAGATAGATTAGATCCCCAAGAGATGGTGGCGGCATCTGAGGCAAATGTCAACACAAAAGCGTCAGCCATGTCAGGAGATTTAAGTCCACGCCTTCTAATATCGTCCTTAGATTCAATCTTTATCTTGCCGTTAGATGTAAAGGTGTACCTAACAGTTGCCAGTTCAGCAATGAAATCCTCATTATTGGGTATCTTGCAGTCTCGTTTCTCAAGCCAGGCTTTGGTTTTGTGCCATAGTTCCGCACGAAGATTGAGATAAGTACCGCCCATTGCAGGACTTTCAGACACGTTAATTCCACGGGCGGGTAGTTTTAACTCTCTTAGTCTGTCAACAACACCAGCTCCTAGGCCGATAGAGTCAACCAGAATCTCTGTAGGTCTAGTCTTGTGGTCACAAGCTTCGTACTGAGCCACTACTGCGCCTGTTAATTGCATCAGATCTAGGTTTCTCCAACGCTCTAGTGTATGAACCACATTGGATTGACGCTTACACAGAACTGACGAGTCAGAGCCGAACCTAGCCACATCCAATCCCCATACAATCGGAGCGTCTTCATAAGCTCTTGTGTCTCGATGTTTGGCAGACTCCAGTAGTTCCATAGGGATAATCGTGTCATCATCACTCCTTGGGAATTCACCCAGAACCCTGATTCTAAAAGCATTACTTTCCTCGCCATAGCGGGATTTCATGTCTTCTACGTACTCTTTACTGACCCTAGTGGAGTCAATACAGGATACCCGTCTAGTCCACCACTCATCCTTTAGACGATTGTGTGTGTCAAAAAAGAAGCCAGAAGATCGTACTGGATTGCCTAACAAAATGGTCAAAGCGTTATGACCAGACATAGAACCAGCAGCGGCCTCGAATACTGCCTCTGGGACACCAGAAGCCTCATCTGCTACCAGCATGACGTTCTCAGAGTGGACTCCTTGTAGGGCTTCGGGCTGTTCAGCCCTACTGGTACGAGCAGAGATAAACGCCTCGGTAGCGGAAGCCTTTAGCTCTATCCTCTCTTGTTTTACATCAAGTAGGTCTTGGATAGGTTTAGGGAGTTCTTTGACCCATCTCTTTAGCTCGGCAAACAAAGCGTCATACAGTTGGGCAGAAGTAGGGGCAGTAACTACGACTTTAACGGGATACCTGGTCAACAGGAACCATAGCATTGCCCAAGAAGCGGTGGTTGACTTACCTACTCCGTGACCAGAACGGATGGATATCTTACGTTCACCAGTAGCTACAGCGTTAAGAAAGTCTTTCTGCCAATCATCAGGTTCTACTCCAAGAACCTCTTTGACGAACAGGGCAGGATCATTTCTGTAAAGCTTTATGAACTCGATAAAAGGATTATGAGCCATTGTTTTCCAAAGTAGTAACTTCTTCTACCTTACCCATATGCTTAAGAGCTTGGAGGTGCAGATCACCCAAAGAGATATTAACTTGGGTTTTGGCAGTGTCTCCGTAGTTCTCAGGGTCAAGCTTAGAGGCCATCCACTTCCTTGTATCAACCTGTAGCCTGGCTTTGTTAACTCCACTGTTACTTGTCTCATCAGCCTCATCTGCAATCTCTAGGGCTTCTTCTGCCAGTTTCTCAGCCTTTAGTTTTCTAGCAGCAAGTACCGCATCCCTTCTCTCATCCGTATGGTTGATCCAGAAAGAAAGCATTGGCCTAGAACACTCTATAAACTCTGCCAAGCGTCCAATAGTCATTCCTTGAGAGATATGTGCGGTAACGAACTCTATCCCTCCAAGGCTTTCTATCTTCTTTTCTAACGCTCTTCTCATTGGGAAACCAGCCATTATCTTTCTCCTTATACAACAACATTAGGCAAAATGCCTTCATTATTTATCTTAAATACAGGCATACCATCAGGGAATAATGCTGCCATTGCATAAGCATTTTTAATCTTCTCTTCAATAGACATCCCATAGAAGTGGACAATAAACTCCCCAATCTGCCACCTCTTCATACTCTGATTCATTACTTCAGCCTCAACTATCCGAATAGCCTTATCAGCCCAATCAAGTTCTTGCTTCATATTCCAAATATGCTGCTGAGTCCTCCAGACATACTGCTTCCAAATATCATAGTCCTCAATCATCTGGTCTATCACCCTAAATGTCTCAGGACGATTAACCCACAGCATCACATCATTGTTAACAGGCCACCATCCTGTCCTCTCCCTCGCTATAACAACACAGTCCCCATCAACCAGAATATCCTCAATCTTTATCTTCCAGTTGGTAAACATCACATCAGCACCCACTGTCATCAGTACATCTACACGGGATAACTGCTCCCTCATATCCCTCATGTTGTCCAAAATGACATCATTGAATCTAGCGTAGTCAAAGTAACAACTACCCCACTCATATCCATGCTTCTTAGCATAACCCTGTTGATTCTCTGACGTTATCTCACTCAACTCAGCAATCTTCTCAGAGGTGTTGGTATAGATCTTTATCTTCATTTCGTATCCACAAAATCAAAACTCAACTATAACAAAAAATTTTTAAGGGATGGTCTTTATTTTTAAGGGGTGGGGGTAGGGGGGTCTAGCCATTAACTATAGATCGATAGGTGTTTATGTCCCCTGCCACAGCACCCCCTCCGATTTACACATGGGGGGGTAAACCCTACCCTTACGTACTAACCCTTAAGGATAAACCCCTAGGTAGAAACCCTAATAGGGTAAACCCTACTGTGTATCTGTACAGTGTTTGATCTAGATGCGAATGATTCTCATTTACAAGGTTATGCGCTTTTTGCATAGTTTGTCTCACTAGCGCAATGGGTTTGTGTTTGTCAGTGTGTGAAAGGTTCCTCATTAGGTTTCTAGGTCTATGCTATCCATAACCCAGCTCTTACCCTATCCCCTTATGTATCCTATCTAATCCCCTTATCTATCCCTTATGACAATTGAATCCCTTGTTATGGGTTGGCCCTTGTTTTCTTTTCTTAATTGTAGCTACAGAATCAAAGCATATTAGGGTTTACCCTTAAGGGTTTAAAGTATCTAAACCTAGGGTTTTCACCTAGTGTTTTTCTCTTTTCTTTTGCTATCATAAATGCACATTCAATCGGAATGTATCAACTTAATAGGTGTTCACAATGACCAAATCCGAATCAAAAGAAATCGCTAGATCAATCCAATATAGTGAGGCTGGCCTAGGCAAAGACTACTTAGCCCGTGCGCTCTCTAGCCTTATCCGTGCTGCTAGGACTACTAAAAGCCAGAATGAGATCATGGCTGTTGCTGTAGCGCATGGCGTGACTACAAACCCCGAATTTATCGCATAAGGGGAAAAGCATGAAAACAATAACTATTGAAATTCGTACCCAGTACGGAAATACAGTCGCATACCCTGCGTGCCAGGCTGCAAAGCTATTCGCACGGATAGCAGGAACCAAAACCCTATCATCGCAAGCCCTTAAGGACATTCAAGCCCTAGGGTTTGATATCACTTGCTTCAACTCACAAAACACAATGGAGCTGGTGAAATGAAATCTATTATCCTTCAATCAATTTTTGGAATCATTCTCTTTTGTGCTGCGCTGGCTCTCATGCTTGCGTATTTTGACGTTCTAGTTAAATAAGGGGCAAACCATGAAATTACAATTTAATCAATTTGGTTGGATAGTAGCTTATGACGAAAAACAGGGTTTTTTTACCCGTTTTGATAGCAAATCACGGGCTAGGGCCTGGGTGAGAGAAAATCCAGAATTCCGTTATATATCCTCAGAATGCATTGTAAAAAGGCCGCATGATGCTTAAAAAAATGCGCTCAAAATTCCGTTCTAGGTGTTCACAATCCCAGGCTGTGATAAATGTCGGGGATTGGATCTTATTCGATACAGCCACAAAACGGGCTGTACTTGAACCCGATAGCGACACAATCACATTTTTTGGTGAAAACGGCCCCAATACGTTCTATAGGAATACAAAAGGCCGATGCATCGATGCCCCATGCTGTGGGTGTTGCACAATCTAAAATTCTCTTTTCTTTTTTTAATAGGTGTTACATGAAAATTATCCCAATTATCCCAATGACAAAAACCCAGGCTGCAATAGCTTGCGGATCTTTAACGTCAACGTCAAAAATGCCATGTAAAAGCTACAGCCTACCCACTGAAGCTTGCGTTACTGGGTTCAAAATGTCAAAAATTGAGGGTTCTATATGCTCTAAGTGTTATGCGGATAAGGGCTTTTATAAAATGTATGAGAACAACATTAAACCCGCTCAATTTTCCCGCTTAGATAGTATCAACGGGGAATTTTGGGTGTCGGGCATGGTTTCCCATATCGGAAAAGATCCATATTTTCGCTGGCACGATAGTGGGGACTTACAAAACCTAGAACACTTTGAAAAAATTGTTGCTGTATGCCTGGAAACCCTTTTAACCATGCACTGGCTGCCAACTAGGGAATACAACATTATTAAAGCTTTTATTGCAAAGCATGGGAAAAACAGCATTCCAAAAAATTTAATTGTTCGCTTGTCGGCAATGTACCCCGACAAGCCCGTACAAATACCCGCAAGCTTGCAAAACGTGCCAGGCATCACAGCATCTAACGTCCACACAAAAACCCCTATGGGTTCACCATGCAAAGCCCCAGCACAAAACGGGGCTTGCTTAGATTGTCGGGAATGCTGGACCGATAGCGTTATTTCATACGAATTACATTAAAAGGCTAAAAATGATTACTAGAAAACCAAAAGACAAAAGACACCCAAAAATCATAAATCAATTTATGGTTTATGAGGGAATCAATGAAATAAACACAGTATTTGGGGCAATAATTGCCTTTAAAGCTTATTTAAATTCTCCCGAATTCAATAAGTATCACGCAGAATTGGCAATCGATTGCCTTAGAAATACATTGTGCGAGGGTACAGTGAAAATTGAGGAATGGTTAGAAATTGAGGATCCAGCAGCATGAAAAAAGGTACTGTGGGTGTTATAACAAGCGAGGATCAAACCCTAATGGAAATCGATTGTATAGTTGCTGGAATGATTTTCTGTCATGCGCTGCACAATTCCAAAATGCATAAATGCTGCTATATCGAGGAATTTTGGGTTTTGATCGATAGCATTTAAAGCATTACTAAAAATTCCCGCTGCAATATGCGGGTTTTTTTGATAGTGTTTTTGAAGTGAGTGCTCACATCATGC